ATCCCCGATGGCGTCGCAGCAACGTTGGATCTCCAAATCAATCCTGACACTGGCAGCATCGATTCCGTGATCATCACCAATCGTGGTAGTGGTTATACGTCCGATCCACCCATCGAAATTAAGGATCAGGAAGGTGGCAGAGGTAAGTTCGGCAATCCTTCTGCAATATTGAGGGCACACGTTTTCGGTGGTGAGGTCGATTATATCACCATCGAGGATCCTGGTGTTGGGTATTCAGGAGAAAGCGTCACGACCATCGCAGTAATTGGTGATGGAACCGGTTGTACTGCATATCCAAAGATAGTTGATGGACGGATTGTTGGTGTTGTTGTGACAAATCCTGGTCAAGGTTATACGTATGCCGATATATCTGCAAATATTTCAGCCTCACGTTATGTTGTAACACGCAAGGCAGATTTTAGTGCGCGTATTGGTGGAGAAATCATCATCAACGAACAAAGCGTGGTCGAACAAACGGCCAAAGTCGGTGCAATTTATGCCATTGAAGTACTTCACCCAGGCGAAAGTTATTCGACGGCAACGAAGGTAGTTGTTGAGGGTGATGGTTCGGGGTGCACGGCCCACGCAGTAATTAAGGGTGGTTATATTTCCAAAATTGTTGTGGACGAGCCAGGTGAAGGTTATACCTATGCGACTGTAAAATTTGAAGACGAACTTCGCCCAGCCATCAATACGTATTTGGATGCATCCGCTTACGTTATTCTTCCGCCAACGCATGGTCACGGATATGACGCCATTAGTGAATTATATGCACATACGGTGGCATTATCAACGACCATACGCAACGACAATGTTTTGGCAGATCTCGACCAAGAATTTAGACAATTTGCGTTGTATACAGATATTCGCACGATTAAGGAAAAAACGCTGGCGAAGAAGGATTATGAAATTGTCACGTTTGATATTAGAACCGTGCCATCCGATACGATTAATGGTTTAGCCAAGGATAGTATCGTTTATATTGGTAAAACGCCGTATATGGTTGTCGATTGCGATTTGGCGAGCGGCAGATTTTCGTTAATACAAATAAGCTATATCCGACGCAACATTGAAGTGGGCGAACACCTCGTTTATGATCCCCAGGATGGTGCCGGTATCATATCCCTTGATATTGAGGAGGTTAACAAGGTACCAGAAATCGATGTACATAGTGGTATCATGTTATACAGTAATAATAACACGCCATTCTTTATGGCAGATAATAAAACGTTTGGAATACGTACGTATATTAAATTTTAACCATTCTTCATAAGGTATCAAAGGCCAGATAACTGGCCTTTTTGTTTGGGTTAAATAGTGAAACATAGCCGAAGGATTAATATTACCAATGACTGTTGTTTTTGCACAAAGACCATATTTTGATGATTACGACGAGAATAAAAAGTTTTTGAGTATTCTCGCGCGCCCATCCTACCCATTACAGGCTCGCGAATTTACCCAAATTCAATCCATTTTGCAGCAACAGCTTGAAAGATTGGGTGACCACTTTTTCAAGGATGGTGCGAAAATATTGGATGGTGAGCTCGCCTTTGATACGGACATTTATTATGTCAAATTGGAATCGACAAGTCCCAATTTTTTGAACCTCCCCGGAAATATTCTGGAGGGCGCTGCTTCTGGTGCAAAGGCCAGTGTTATTGCAGTTTGCCCCGCCGAGGGTGATGATCCAGCTACGTTGTTTGTGCGCTTTGTGTCGAGCGATAATTCAAATACAACAAATTTGTATCCTGGGGAGTCATTTATCGGTGCAGACGTGCAAGGCCTTATTATTCAGGCCAATGCCGACGCCATTGGTAAGGGGAGTCTAGCGGAAATTAATCGAGGCATTTACTACGTTGACGGCTATTTTGCATTGGTGGATCATCAGGCAATTATTCTCGACAAATATTCGAATGTGCCGAGTTATCGCGTCGGTCTCCAGATTAATAAGGAAGTTGTAACGCCCGAAATGGACGATTCGCTTAAGGATAACGCCATGGGTAGTTATAACTATGCCGCTCCTGGCGCGCACCGTTTCAAGATGGAATTGATCCTTAGCAAAATTCCTCTGTCCAAGAAAACAGATAATGAGGATTTTATTGAACTCGGCCAAATTGAAGCGGGTAAAATTCTTAAGCAAGTTAGTACCACTGATTATAACGAACTTGAAAAGACTTTGGCACGTCGCACCTATGACGAAAGTGGCGACTATACCGTTCGCCCGTTTAAGTTGGTGATACGTGAACATCGTAATAATGACCGTGGCGCATGGACGCCCGGAACATTTTATATGTCCGGCGACGTGGTGAGAAATGCTGATAAAATTTACGTTGCGCGCAATGAGGGAACGAGTGGGTATTCAAATGGTCCGACGCATACCTCCGGTATAAGCGAAGCTTCTCTCGATGCAGGAATTCGTTGGGAAATTGTGGATAAACCTCCGTTCAATAATGGTGTTTTCCCCGCAGAAGGCCATATCACGAATGTTAAAATTATTGATAGCGGCGCAAATTATATTTCTGCCCCGGATATCACGTTTGTGAGCTCGACCGGCGGTTATGGCGCTACTGCACACGCCGTTGTCAGTGATGGTAAAATTGTCGATGTTATTGTTGACAATGGTGGTAGTGGTTATGCCGCTGGTAAGGTAACTGCAGTTCTTAATGGCGGTTTTGAAACCATTGAAGATGGTACTGGGTTAATTTGCAGAAATGCCGATGAGGCACAGGTACCCGCAATGTTGGAAGTTGAGACTGACGCAGGTGACGCAAATAAGTTGGCTGTTGGTTTGGAAGCAGGTAAAGCCTATGTTCGCGGATTTGAGATAGAAAAACTTGGAACGACCTGGTTGAGCATTGATAAGGCACGAGAAACACAAACCGTGTGGAATGATTTAATCGATCCACCTGTGGGCAATTATTTCCGCGTTAATAATATCTCAGGTGGTGTTCCCTTGCCGTTTGCGACCTCTTCAGTAAATGGTATAGAGAAATTCACGCCAATTGAATATTATTTGTACAAAGACCGCCTTTCAGTGACGAATTCGACTGCAGTCGGAACGTTGAAAGTTCGCGGCATGGAATGGGATAGTGGTGATAAGCACAACGGTAATACTGGCATTTATCGCCTTTATGTTTACGACGTTAAACTTGACCGCGGTATTGACTTAACTCGTGACGTGATGTCCATCCGTTCCGGTGCCAACGGCAATGGGTTCAAATGCAATATTGTATGTGAAAAAGTACAATTAAATGGTAACGTCACAATTACTGGCACCGACGTTACTGGTGTCGGTACGAATTTTACGGTTGAGGTTCAACCTGGTGATTATATTCTTGCCAATTCGTCCTATGCCTGTGTTACTGCAGTTAATGGACAATCACTATTGAAGGTTAAAAACCTTGAAGGCGGTAACGCAAGTTCTGCATTGGCATATGTTTTGCGTACCAGATTGTATGAGCCGAATGCAGCCGCAGCCATTTACAAATTACCCGAATCCTATGTCAAAACCTTGTTGATGACGAGCACAACAGGGACGACCACACGTAAAATAGCAGTTGATTACACCGCTGCCAGTTTTTATCAAGGTACGATATCGCAAGGTACCGTGCGTTTTACCTTGAACAAATCGGGCATGAGAAGTTCTGCAGAATGGGCAAGCGTATATGAAACCGATAATTTTATAATTTTCGCCGATGGCGTAATTACAGGAATTGAATCGATCAGCGTTTTGGATGGCGAGCTTGTTGTAACGCCGGTCAATAAAACAGGTAGCGTGTATTGGGCAATGGCCACCACACGTCATACCGCGGCAGAACCACGTAAAAAGTCAGTTACATCCGGATCGAAGGTAGTTACTTCTGAAATCGCTGTTCAAGGTTCAATTGTTAAACTCGGTGTTACAGACGCTTTCCGTTTGGTTTCCGTATTGATGCATGTCGATGCGAATTACGATGCGCACGGAGATGCCATCACGAATAGCAGTGTTGTGGATATTACTGATCGGTATGAATTGGTTACTGGCCAGACGGACACTTATTATGGCGAAAGTTACATAAAGCTTAAGTCTGGATACTCTGCCCCGACACATCCATTCACCATTAACTACAACTACTTTAAGCATTCGACAACGGGCGATTATTTCAGTGTCGATTCGTACGTTTATTCCGATTCGGATGGGATGCGAAGCATAACGTATGACGAGATTCCATCCTATAATGGAGTCCGCCTTAGCGATGTGCTCGATTTCCGTACGAATGCGATATCGACAGATGGTGTAATGCCTGAGATGGTTAAGCGTGGTACTGAAATTGAATTCAGTTATCAGTCCTATTTGCCGCGTTGTGATAGAATTTGCCTTAATTACACAGGTGAATTCAGCGTGATTCCTGGTGTGGCAGCAAAGAATCCACAGCTTCCTGCGGTTCCTGAGTTATCGATGAATCTGTACAATTTGACTGTTAGCCCGTACACATTCTCCACGTCGGACGTGGTGGTTGAGACCATCGATAATAAGCGTTACACGATGCGCGATATTGGCAAGTTGGAGCAGAGAATTAATACCTTGGAGCAATACACCGCCCTAAGTCTTCTCGAACAACAAACCGAGTCGATGGAAATTACCGGTAGCGATGGTTTGTCCAGATTTAAACAGGGATTTGTGGTGGATAATTTCCAGTCACCTCTCCTCGTTAATAGTGGCGATGATGACACTGGTTGCAGTATTGATGTGGAAAATGGTATATGCCGTCCGTCGTTTACCACTCGTTCCGTGTCCATGTATGAACTTGGATCGGATCGCCGTGCAAGTAACAACTACAAACTTTATGGTAAGGTTTACACTCTTCCTCTCGACTTGGCACATCCTCATGTAATCGTGGTCGAACAGGCACAGGCCAGCCGTGTTGAAAACATTAACCCGTTTGCGGTGGCCACGTTTAATGGTTCCTTGTCCATTAATCCTAGTAGTGATGACTGGTATGAGGTCAAGTACCTTCCTGACAACATCAGTCAGGTTGAGGGTAATTATCTCGCCACGAAGAGTGCGTTGGAAGGCACTGTTTGGAATAGTTGGCAGTATGCGTGGACAGGCGCAAGCTCCTCAAAGAGCTCGTCTACAACGACTTCTTCTTCGGAACATAGATTTAAGAATCAGCACATTCAGTATACCTCAAATGGCCGTAGATGGTGGGAAGATAATACCACACGTATTTTCGACCGTAGTGGTATTTTGACCACCAATACGACGACCACCACAACGGTGACCAGTACTCAAATTGGCCAAACGCGTACCGGCATTAAGACCGATGTAACGAGTAAGATCGATTATGAACAAGTCGGGGATCGTTTGGTTTCAACAAGCCAGATTCCTTATATGAGATCGCGTTGGCTTCTCATTAGGGCCAATGGATTGAAGCCATTTACCAGGTATTACCCATTCTTTGATAACGTTGGTGTTGATTATTGGTGCGTACCTTGTAGTCGTATTGATTATAAGATTGGTGGTACGAGTGCAAATGAAGACGTGCCAGATTTCGACGATGCAGTTTATGCTGGCTCCGATGTCAATAACGAAGCTCGTAAAATCATTACCACGAAAAATAGTTTTTGGCCTGAGGAAACGGACAGAACATGTTTGGATACCGGTGATGTGATTACTGCAGTGACAACAGGATCGACCACACCATTAACTGCAGTTGTTTGTGGTGTTACGAAGGGCCCGGCGGCCACGAACCCGAATGAAATTAGCCGTATCATGTATGTCGCGAATATTAAGCGTGGCAGTAAGGCAGTACCTGGTCGTTCGTATAATGACAATGGGACGATTAAGGAAGAAGGTGAATCGTTTGGTGTGGGAACCAAGATCAGGAACGCATCCGGCGTTACGGCAACGGTAACGTATGCCGAACCTAATCTGAATCACATACGCGACGGTTTGGTGACGAATTCGTCTGGCGAACTTTACCTGATGTTCTGGATTCCGGATGGTGATAAGATTGATTATGGAACTGTGAAAAATTCTGTTCCTGCATTCCAATTCCGTTGTGGTGACAGAATATTCTCCCTTAGTGATAATAAGGAAGATAACAATTCGAATGCCGAGGCCACGTACAGTGCCACTGGTGTCCTAGGCACTCGTCAACGCGATATCAACGCCGTTCGCAATGCTGTGATTACGAAGACGACGGTTAATGATAGTAGAACGATTATTTCCACCTCATCAAAGACCACGACGTCGCAGAGTTATAAATTCCAGCCTGTTGATCCGTTGGCGCAGACATTTAACGTGGATATCCCTGGTGGATGCTTCCTTAGCAAGGTAGACATTTATTTCGCGACCAAACCGACAAATACGAAGAATTTGTTGCCGGTACGAATTCAAATTCGTACGTGTGAAAATGGTATACCGAGTGCAAATGTATTGCCGTTTAGTGAGGTATCGCTACGTCCAGATCAGGTTAAACTGAGCGATGAAATAGTGCAGTATGTCGACGCCACAGGCAAAATTGTAACTGCAGCAAAATACGATACCCCGACAACGTTCGTGTTTGAAACCCCGGTTTATATCGATGAAACGCACGAATATGCCATTGTGTTGTTGAGTGATAGTAATGACTACCACGTATGGACTGCCGCTGTGGGTGATGTCGTACCTGGTCAGCAAAGCATGATCAGTAAGCAACCATATACTGGCACGCTTCTTAAGAGTCAAAACGCGAGTACGTGGACTCCGGATCAAACACAGGATTTGAAGTTTACAATTTATCGTGCAAACTTCCGTGTTTCTGCAGATCAACAAACTGAATCAGGAAGTACTGCAGCAACACGTAGCCCTGTTATAGCCAATGTGCAGTTTGCTGCGCATAGTCCGACGTTCGAGACCTTGGAACGCAATTGTTTCGAGACCGTTAATGGATCGAATTTGGTGCGCGTATACCATGATTATCACGGTATGCAAGCTGGTGGTAGGGTTACCTTACAACATAGTAATATTAACGAGGTAGACGGAAGCGTTGTCTTAACCGGCAGAATTACCGCGTCGACGGATTCTGACACGATAACCGGTGTTAACACATCGTTCGCCCTCGAGGTACGTAAGAACGATACTCTCTATTATATCGATGAAACGGGAACATACCACGAGTTAGGCGATGTCGCGAATGTTAATAGCTCGACCGTGATCACCTTGACAGATAACGCGAAGGAGTCCGTTGAAAATGCGGAATACTCCGTTAACACCGATAATGATACTATTAATGGCATCCTTTTCAAATATTTGGAAGGTGAGCACGAGGTGATTAGTAGTGATATGAATAGTTTCATTATTAGCACCAGTGCGTCCGATAATGGTTCGACTGAAGGTAGAGTCGCGACTTCAACAGGCTACGCTGGTGATGGTTATTGGCAATCCCGTGGTGTGTATAACTATGATGTAATACAACCCAACCTCACATTGCAAACGTTTAACGATACGTCAGTGATGTATAGTATCAGCGCATTGACAACTGCAATGTCCCGCAA